TGATTACTTTATTACGGCGGATACAGGACTTCAGTTAATCTTTATCCAACTATCGGCTATGGAATTATTGACACCACCAGCGCGATTACTTCTTTAGTGTTTACAAATGCTGGCGGAAGTTTTTTAACAGGAACAGTCGAACTTTACGGAGTAAATTAAAATGACAAATCCAATGATAAGAATTCACAATGTAACAACAGATGAAGTTACAGACCGAGCAATGAACGCAGCAGAATTTAAGCAATACGAGGCAGAGAAATTAGCCAACGAGCAAGCCAACGCAACCGCGCAAGCCGAAGCCGAAGCCAACGCAACCGCCAAAGCGGCACTACTGGCAAGGCTAGGCATTACTGCCGATGAAGCAAAACTACTACTGGGATGAAGCCACGCTTATCTAAAGCGGCTGTTCAGTTAAGAGAACAATTTGATGACGCATACTCAGATCGTGACCGCACATCGGATGGGTGGATTGGTGATACCAGACATGGTGCTCGCAAGTCTGATCATAATCCGGATGAGCAGGGCTGGGTTCGTGCCATTGACATCGACCGTGATTTATCAGGGAAAGCAAAGCCTGACCTCATGCCCGATCTTGTTGATCAGGTTCGAAAAGCCTGTAAGTCAAAAACTGAAAAGCGTATTAGTTACATCATCTTTGATGGCTACATCTACTCACCCATCCTTAACTGGAAAGCAAGAAAATACACTGGGATTAACAAGCACAACCACCACGCCCATTTCAGCTTTAAAAAAGAAGCTGACTTATTGGGTAAATTTTATCAAATACCTATGTTAGGCGGCAGCGATGATCAAAATAAATAGCAAGCAAAAGAAGGCACTAAAGGATTACGGTTTAGCCGTTATTGCTTCTGCGGTAACTATGGGCGTTGCTTTACTGAGCGATATTTCTCCACAATATGCAGTTTTAATTGGTGCTATTGCCGCTCCTGCTATGAAGTGGGCAAGCAAGAACTCTAAGGATTATGGTGTCGGTGCATAATGAGTGCGCTCGACATGGCGGCTCTAGCTGTTGCCGTTACAACCGTTATTGGTTCGTTTATTGGCTCGGTTCGTTGGTTGGTAAAGCATTACCTAAACGAACTAAAACCTAATTCAGGCTCATCTATGCGCGATCAAGTTAATCGATTAGAAACGCGTGTCGATACCATCATCTCACTATTAGAGAAGCGATAATTTGACAATGGCAAGAAAAGCAACTAAAGCAATAGAAGAGCAAGGCTACTCAAAGCTCGATGCTTATTGCATTGGATTGCATGAGTATTGGAAGTCATTACGCAAGGCAGGATTTTCCGAGGGCCTAGCGTTGTTTATGATTACCGATGTTGATTCTTATCCTGCTTGGATCTTGCCAGATCCCGTCCATATCGAGAAGCTGGGCAACTACGAAGATGAGGATGACGATTAAAAAAATAGTCGTAATATCGGATCTACAAGTTCCGTATCATGATTGTGTAGCTACTAAAAATCTTGCTGGCTTTATTGCTAAATTCAAACCTGACCAAGTTGTCACAATAGGCGATGAGATTGACCTACCACAGATAAGTCGGTGGGAAGAAGGTCGCATGGGCTCGTTTGCCCAAACCCTAGATGATGATCGTAATCAGGCAGTAGAGCTGCTATGGCAGTTAGGCGTTAGCGACTGCATTAGGTCTAACCACACTGATCGACTTTACAATGTCATCATGTCTAAGATCCCAGCGTTTGCAGCATTGCCAGAGTTACGCTTTGAAAAGTTTATGAAGTTTGATGAGTTAGGGATTACCTTTCACAAGACGCCTATGCCTATTGCACCTGGATGGATTGCCGTGCATGGTGACCATACGCCAATCAAGCCATACCCAGGCATGTCAGCCCTTGAGGCGGCTCGTAGGACGGGCAAGAATGTCATCTCAGGTCATACCCATAGGGCAGGCCGTAGTGCCTTTACAGAGGCCGTAGGAGGCCGTATAGGGCGTGTTCTCCATGGTGTCGAGGTTGGTAACCTAATGGACTCTAAGCAAGCGCACTACATGAAGGGGTCAATGAACTGGCAGCAAGCGTTCGCCATCATCTACACGCATGGCAAGAAGGTACAGGTAGACATTATTAACATCGAAAAGGACGGCACATTTATTGTGGCTGGCAAGATCTACGGACGAGCAAGATAAATCGTTACCGTTTCGTTATCTAATATGTAGTAATTAGTCGGCTAGTCGTGCGAGACTAATCCTGTAACCAGCCGAGGGTGTTGGTGCAGATAGGAAAGATTATGAGCTTTGAAACTCCAGTTATCGTGCTACTTCTTCTGGGTAACTTCTTATGGTTCTTTATGGGTTATGTCAAAGGCTTTAAAGAAGGCAAGCGCGAAGGTCTAGTAGTAGGTAAGACATCTCAGCGAGTTGCAAGCAATGCGCGCTAATGAAATCCTACAATCAGCCACCGACACAATCCGCCAGCGTGGTCTTACATACGGTCACCCTGCAGATAACCTGCAACACACAGCTATGCTCCTTAGTGCATACCTACAAACACCAATACACGACTACCAAGTGGCTGGGATATTGGTCCTGGTTAAACTTGCCAGAACTAATGAGTCTGCACAACACATTGACAACTGGATCGACCTTGCCAGTTATGCAGCTATCGCAGGTCAATTAGCAACAGAGGAGGATGAACTATATGTTTAATTTAGCCGATTATGAGCCAGTGGAGGTAAGACTTGAAAAGTTTATTAAGGACTATCCAGATTTTCGTATATCGACGGAGTTGGAAGTTGTTGAGGCAACTCGATACATTGTTAAGGCCTATATCTATAAATCTAGCGGTGACAGTATCGCGTGGGCAACAGGATACGCTGAAGAGACGGTTTCAAGTCGCGGTGTTAATCAGACTTCTGCACTGGAGAACTGCGAGACTTCGGCTATTGGCCGAGCACTTGCAAATGCAGGTTACGCTACTAAGGGTAAGCGACCAAGCCAAGAAGAGATGCAAAAGGTTGCAAAAGGTAACCTAACACCTTTAGTGTTAATTAAGTCAGAGGTTGTAGCACCTAAAGTAGAAGCTGAGAAGGATTACTGGACTACACCTTTTGGTGAGATGGATGAGCAGATGCGTAAAGTAGATGCACCAGCAACGATCGAGACTGCCGTTAATCTTGTGACAGACATCCTAGGTACTGCCAAAGTAGTGCCAGATTGTAATCACGGGCCGATGAATTGGAAAGATGGCAACAAGAACGGCCGAGCATGGGGCGGTTATATGTGTTCAGGCTATACGGAAAAGAACATGTCGTGTGCAACGCTTTGGTATGAATTAGCCAGTGATGGCACTTGGAAACCACAAAAGGTGAGAGTGTAATAATGGGCTCATGGGGCATGATACACAAAGACAATTCTATTATTGCTATTGATGCAGAGTGGTGCATTTCTTACGGTGCAAAACTTGGAGCCTTTGTTTGCAAAATTAAACGCAAGCATTTTGACATTTTAGAAGATTTTCATTGCCACAGATGCGGTATTCATATTGATCATAACGCTGAAATCTGTAATGAAGGCATTGACGATGATTTAGTAACGGGGTAAAAAAATGGGATATGTAGATGCTTATATTAATGGGCAATGGCAACCGCTAATGCATGCAACTGTTATGTGTACGATCTGCAAGCGTAAAGATCTGCTAGTTAATATGGTTATTGCCGATGTAGCAATATGTGAGCAGTGCAGCTTAAATGGCTAGTCAAGCAAGAAAGCACAGAGGTTTCCGCACAGAGCGTGTAGTCGCGCAGTACCTATCGATTGTATGGCAAGGCGCATGTGTGGGAAGGGGTAGCGGCAAGGATATTGTGAATGTACCTTTTGATGTTGAAGTCAAAGCAAGGGCAGGATTTCAACCTTTAGCGTACCTTAAGCAATTAAAGACTCGAACATCCACTTCGGGGGAAATGGGATTTGGAGTCATTAGGTTAAACGGGCAAGGAGAAGATGCAGCTGAATATGCCTGCATTATCCGTTTGGCTGATCTATTGCCGCTACTCATATTAAAATACGGTCACTTAGACAAAGAGCCTACAGAGGCAGATATTGATCGATGCTCTGAATGTGGCTCATACATGATAAGGAAGTGTTTAACATGCAGAGCCAACAAATCCGACACGCCGTGCTGACCTGCACTTATACAAATGAATTTGACAGGCATGGTACTCTAACGGCTAGAGCCCTTCAGGGGCTCAGGGCGAGCCGCTCGCGGATAG